TAATTAAATCCTGCTTTAGGTGAATCTTCTTCTGCTTGTTTTACTACTTGCTCATTAATTGTTTTTTCTCTATTGTAAGTTGACATATAACTTGCGAGTGATCCTGTTGTTTTAGCATCGCCAAGTATGTCTTTGTATTCTTGTGAATCAACTAGTGATTTCATTTTTAATCTTAACAAGTGTGGCCACCAAGTTTGTGAAAATCCTTCTGCGGCTCTGTTTACATCTTCTACCACGTAGTATCTTTTCAGTGCAATTGGTATACTTTCGTCCAATGAATAATCTTCTTTCATGTGCGGTAACTCTATTACATCACCACTCATGGGTTTTCTTCCTATTCTTTCAACTATGTCATTTAGATGTACAGTTAAAAAAAGTGTGTCGTTGGATAAAAACATTCCAAATTGTGATAGATTAAAATCTTGATCCTGTACATTGTATATGCCTCTAATAACATACACATCGTCTGCATATTTTCTGTCTCTATTTTCTAAGAATAGTAAATCTTGTATGGTTCTTTCATTCAGACTATCACCTGAATATTGCGGATTTGTTGGAGATGCCGCTCCGTCTTTGTTCTCGTCACCTTGATCGTATGGCCCTAGGTATTTGTGAAAATGAAGGTCAGTTCCACCCACGATAAACATCTCTTTGATGTTACGATCGAAGAACTTATAGTCATTACCTTTCTCGGGCTTAAAAATGGACAATCTTGGCATATCATACATATTTATTGCACAGGCAAAGGTAATAAATATGTGTATGTCAGAACTTCAAACAGGTCAACAAGAGATATATGATTACGTTAAGAACAGCCTAGGTGATGGCATGATTGACGTTGAATTAGACCCTAAACACTACGAAACTGCTCTAACTAGAGCACTTAACAAATATAGACAGAGATCATCAAATGCTGTGGAAGAATCTTATGCTTTTCTTAAACTTAAGAAAAATCAAAACGAATATATTCTACCAGATGAGGTTATCAACGTAAGAAATTTAAACAGAAGAACTGTTGGATCAAGAACTGAAGGTGGAGAAGGTGGTACATTGTTTGAACCTTTCAACTTGGCCTACACAAACACATACTTGTTGAGAGCAGGTGCAACAGGTGGACTAGCAACTTACTATGCTTTTGCATCATACCAAGAAATGGTGGGGAAAATGTTTGGAAGTTTTATTCAATTCCATTTTGATGTAGCAACAAAGAAATTAACAATGACACAAAGACCTAGAGCTGACAACGAAACAGTTCTTATGCACACTGACAACTATAGACCAGACATAACACTGTTCAAAGACATATATTCTAAGCCATGGATTAGAGATTATACACTTGCAGTATCTAAACTTATGTTAGGTGAAGCAAGGGGAAAATTTAATACCATTGCTGGCCCGCAAGGCGGAACAACGCTTAACGGTGATGCGTTAAAACAAGAAGGCCAAGCAGAAATTGAAAGACTTGAAGGCGACATAGGTAACTTCCAAGAAGGCGGCACTCCACACAGTTTTGTTATTGGTTAACTTCTAGTACTAGATTGCTCTACCACAAAGTGTTTTAAATAGTAGTATCATGATAGATTCCAAATATAAAAAACTTACCAAATGCACGATAGATGAATTAGCCGATATGGTGGACGATTTAGAAAACATCTCTATTCATTGCCTAAAAGAAAAGAAACTGAGTATGCGTAGACTGGTATTGACACAGATTCATGATGTCAAAAAAGAGATTGAAAAACGTTTAAAAAAATAGTATAATAAATCTATGTTAATAGGTGTAGTAGGTTTAATAAGTTCTGGTAAAGGCACAGTCGCAGATAGACTGGAGCAAAAACACAACTTCCGTAAAGATTCATTTGCAAAAAGTTTAAAAGATGCTGTAAGTTCCATGTTTAATTGGGACAGAGAAATGCTGGAAGGCAAAACTGAATCAAGCAGACACTGGAGAGAAACTCCTGATAAGTTTTGGAGTGAACGATTTGGCAAAGAAGTAACCCCTCGTTGGGTACTACAATACTTTGGCACAGAAGTCATGCGTCAAAACATGCATGACGCTATATGGATCGACAGTTGCTTGATGAGATACAACGGTAAGCCAACTGTGATTGCTGATACTAGATTTCAAAATGAACTTAAAATGATACGTAAATCCGGCGGAAAATTAATATTAGTCAAAAGAGGTGAATTACCCACACGAGAAGAAATGCAACAAAAAGGTGCACATCAATCAGAATGGGATTGGATGGGTTGGGACTTTGATTTTACTATTGACAATGATGGTACAAAAGAAGAATTATATGCAAAAATTGACGACCTAGTCATCAGCAACAAGATCACCCAAACGCCAGCCGAGACGCTTGACCCCTTGCAACCTTTGGCAATTGGCGCAAACAGTTTTTAAATTAGTAACAATAGTATTCCTCAAATTTCCGTCCACAAAGAACACATCTAATTGACTTTGATTCTGTGCTTTGAACCCGCACAATTCACACTTGTTTTTCTTTTTATATCCTGAACGTTGCAGTGCTGTGATTCCGCCTACTTTCTTATTACGCTTCTTTCTATTACAGGTATCACACAGTCTACGCCAATAGATCTTGTCACCTTTCTTATAGGCATATGCTCTAGGTTTGGATCTACATTCTACACATAAGGGTCTAACTGTATTGTTCATATACAAGTATTTACGTTGCCTATATAGGCACCACAGTTTTAGCAAATTACGTATCGAATTACCTAGTTTCTTATAAATACTTCAGTATATACGTACAAACTTGCAAGGAGAACACATAACATGGCATTAACAGCACCAGGAGTAGAAGTAAGTGTAATAAACGAGAGTTTTTATGTACCTTCAGATGCAGGTACTACACCACTTTTTATAGTAGCATCATCACAAGACAAGAAGAACGGAGCAGGCGATAGCACGGCATCAGGAACACAAACTACAAATGCCAATACTGCTTATTTGATTTCTTCTCAAAGAGAATTAACAGAAACTTTTGGCGATCCAAAATTTTATCAAGACGCATCAGGCAATTCATTACAAGGTTATGAATTAAATGAATGGGGTCTACAAGCGGCATACTCTTTCTTAGGAGTTGCCAACAGAGCATACGTTTTAAGAGCAAATGTTGACACTAGTGAATTACTAGGAAGTGCATCGGCTCCAACTGCTAAACCAACAGATGGTACATACTGGTTTGACCTTGCATCAACTAGCTTTGGATTATTCGAGTGGTCAAAAACAGATCAAGCATTCACAACAATAACACCAACACTTATTACAACAGTTACTGATTTAGTTGGAGGAGTTTCAACTGGAGCACCTAAAACTTCAATTGGTATCACAGGTGATTATGTAATTAATACAACACACGTTACTAACAAGATTTACAAAAAAACTGAATCAAATACTTGGGTACAAGTTGGATCAAGTGCATGGCACTTATCACTACCTGTAGTTTCAGTAGCGTCTGGAACAGCAGTAACAAACAGTCAGAACATGTCTATTAATGGCATAACAGTTGCGACAGGTGGAACTGCATTATCAAATGTTAACTCGGCAATTAATGCGGCAAACATTCCAGGTGTAAGTTCAAGCATTAATGCTACAACAGGAAACTTAGACATCTTCCACGATGGTGGTGAGCTTGGCGATTCTACAAACAGAGAAATACTTGACTTTGAAGAAGGTACAGGTTTATTAGCTGGTTTGGGAATTACAGCAGGAAACTTTAGAGCTCCTAAATTTTTACAAGACAAACACACAAACAGACCTACTTGGAAAACTGCAGACGAAAACAGACCAACAGGTTCAATTTGGTTCAAAACAACTTCAGCAAACTCAGGAGCAAACATTGTTACTAAACTGTACAGTTCAGCAAGTGCAAGTTTCTCAGCAGTAGCGGCTCCATTATATGCAACACACAACTCTGCGATCTACAACTTAGATGCAGGAAACGGTGGAACTGCATTAACAGTTGGAACTTTATACTCACAGTACAACATAACTGAACAAAAAATTGTTACAACAGACGGTTCACAAGTTGATACTACAAATAACGTTGGTGATTTCCAACTGTTTAGATATGAGGGCGGAAAAACAGTTATTACTACTAGATTAACTGCACACTCATTTACAGGTTCAGAAACATTTACAATAAGTGAAAGTAGAAAAAATCAAGCGGCAATGAGTACACCTATTACAATTACAATGAGTGGTACAACTGCTGACACATTTATAGCAGACATTAATGGTAAGGTTGACGCAAGTGCGGCGGCTAACTCCACTACAAAACTTATTAACATTAAAGCTTCTAAATTAGCAACTGGTGAAATTGTTATTGAACATGCACTAGGCGGTGACTTTAGAATGAACAACACAGGAACTGGCGACGTATTAGGTGATGCTGGTTTTGGAACTTCTCAAGCACATCCATATGGTGGATACACTGCGAACAGTTCAACTTTAGTGGACAACTTATATGTTGCACCAGCAGGTGACACAGAAGATTCTTCAACAGGATCAGAAGTAGTTGCTTCTAACTGGAAAAGATTATCATACACAGCAAGTACAAACGCACCAAACAATGAACCATCAGACGGTACATTATGGTATGACACAAACATTGATGTTGCAGACATTATGGCACACAATGGTACTACTTTTGTTGGATATGCAACAGCATACTCAAGCACAGATCCAAATGGTCCACAGTTTAGTGCAACAGCACCAACTACACAATCAGATGGTACTGCACTTGTAACTAATGACTTATGGATTGACACTGCAGATTTAGAAAACTATCCAAAACTTTACAAATACAACACAGCGGCAACGTTGAGTTCAACTAACACAGCCAACCAAGTAGCAGTAACTACATCAGGTGCGGCTTGGGAATTAGTTGACAAAAGCGATCAAACAACAGAAGACGGTATTGTTTTTGCAGATGCAAGATGGCACACGTCAACTGACAAAACAGCAGGAACTAGCACAGCGGCAGGAACACCTTCAACAATTAAAAACTTGTTGAGCAACGGTCATTTAGATCCAGATGCTCCAGATCCAGCGGCATTCCCACAGGGTATATTGCTTTGGAACACTAGACGTTCAGGCTACAATGTTAAAGAATACAAAAACAGTTACATTACAACTGCAAAATATCCAGGAAGTGGATCAAGCGGTTTAGGTAACGTTAGAGCAGGTAATGAATCTGTTGCAACTTACTATCCAGACAGATGGGTTACTAAATCAAGCAACAATGCAAACGGTTCTGGTGCATTCGGAAGAAAAGCACAGAGAAAAGTAATTGTTGAACAGTTAAAATCAGAAATGGACACTAACCAAGCAATCAGAGAAGACCAAAGAGGATTCAACGTAATTGCTACACCTGGTTACCCAGAATTGATTGCAAACATGATCAACTTAAACACAGACAGAAACAACACAGCATTTGTAGTTGGAGATACTCCATTAAGATTAGCGGGTACATCAACTGCAATTACTAACTGGGCTAACAACTCATCAGCGGCACTAGACAACGGTGAAGACGGTTTAGTAAGTTCAAGTGATTATTTGGGTGTGTTTTATCCATCAGGTTTAACAACTGATAACACAGGAAAATCAATTGTTGTTCCAGCATCACACATGATGATGAGAACACTAGCAAACAACGATAACATAGCTTTCCCATGGTTTGCACCAGCAGGAACTAGAAGAGGTATTGTTGATAATGCAACAGCAGTTGGTTACATAGATTCAAAAGAAGGTGAATTTAAAACAATATCTGTAACGGAGTCAGTGAGAGATTCAATGCATGAAGTTAAAATTAACCCAATTACATTCTTCTCAGGAGCAGGAATTGTTAACTTTGGTAACTTAACTAAAACACCATCAAGTTCAGCACTAGATAGAATTAACGTTTCTAGATTAGCAGTGTACTTGAGAACACAATTAGATGCAATTGGAAAACCATTTATTTTTGAACCAAATGATGAACTAACAAGAAATGAAATCAAACAAGCAGTTGAATCATTCTTATTAGAACTTGTTGGTCAAAGAGCATTGTACGATTTCTTAGTAGTTTGTGATGACACAAACAACACACCTACGAGAATAGACAGAAATGAACTTTATGTAGACATAGCAATTGAGCCTATTAAATCAGTTGAATTTATTTACATACCGTTGAGAATCAAAAACACAGGAGAAATTGCAAAATTAGGAAACTAATTTTCGATAAAGGAGAAAATATATGGCAATATCAACATTATCAAAATTTACAGTACCTTTAGCAAACGATCAGAGTTCAGCATCACAAGGTTTGTTGATGCCAAAACTTCAATATCGTTTCAGAGCAATACTTGAAGGTTTTGGAGTATCAACACCTAGATCAGAATTAACAAAACAAGTGGTAGACATTACTAGACCTAACTTGACTTTCGATAACGTAACACTAGACGTTTACAACTCAAAAGTTTACGTTGCTGGTAAACACACTTGGGAGCCAATTACAATCACATTAAGAGATGATGTAAACAACTCAGTTACTAAACTTGTTGGCGAACAAATTCAGAAACAATTTGATTTCTTTGAACAAAGTTCAGCGGCATCAGGTATTGATTACAAATTTACAACTAGAATTGAAATGTTAGACGGTGGTAACGGTTCAAGCACACCAAATGTATTAGAAACATTTGAACTATATGGTGCTTATGTTGAAAACGTTAACTACAACACACTAGCATACGCAACTTCAGATCCAGCTACAATCACAATGTCAATTAGATATGACAACTGTATACAAACACCACAAGGAACAGGTATTGGTACAGCAGTTGCAAGAACAATTGGTACTTTGAGTACTGGTGGTTAATAAGAATTAGAATTAGCATTTATAATACAAGAAAAGCGTCTTTATATGGCGCTTTTTTTGTGGCTATAAATACAAGTATATGCCAAAGATAAATGATTTTTTAAAAGGTATCCAAAACGGCCAACCCGGCATGAAGGACTTCCGTCACGCATCTAGATTGTACATAGACGACAACTACAGATTGATGCCGAAACAGAAGTTTATGTTTCATGTGATGATTCAGACTGATGAATCAATGTTTATAAACGGATATAATCCACAAGAAGACGCACAATTAGATATGTTAGTTAAATCGTGTGACTTGCCTAGATACGGAATGAATCTAGAAGAACTTGTACAGTACAACAAAAAGGCTTATGTGGCAACACGTATTCAGTACGAGCCAGTTAACATAACGTTTCATGATGACCATGCTGACACTGTAAATGCTTTTTGGAAAAAATATTATGAATATCACATAGCAGATTCAGTTAATGCTGGAACAAGTGATATGACTATATCAGATACAAAAGACAATGCGTATGATGATATAAGCTGGAGCAGAAAGATTTCAAAATTTGGATTAGATACTCCAAAAGCAAGAAAGAAGCCATACTTAAAAAGTATAATAATTTTTTTATTACACAAAAAAAGATTTACATCCATGCAATTAGTAAATCCAGTTATAGGATCTTTTGCACATGACTCTGTAGACAATGCCGATGGTGCTGGAACACTATCAAATGTTATGCAGGTATACTACGAAACAGTAACATACGATTCAGGTACAGTAAACAAAACTGATATGCCTGGATTTGCTACATTAAATTATGATCATGAACCGTCACCTTTAACAGTTTTTGGAAGAGGTACAAATTCTATATTTGGACCTGGCGGAGTTGTAGACGGCATAGGCTCTGTTATGAAAAATATACAGGGCGGAAATATACTAGGTGCAATATTAGGTGCATCAAACACCTACAACAATGCTAAAAAGATTGGTAAAAAAGGGGCCAAAGAAGAATTAAAAGGTATGGCAAAGAAAGGTGTGTTAGAAGTTGCCAAACAAGCAGGAACAATTTCTAGTCCAGTTGCACAATTTGGTGTTGGGGTACTTGGAGCGGTGGCAACTTTAGCCACAGCAAAAGGATTGTCGGATAATAAAAATACAGCAAACACAACTGTAATAACAATGCCAACTTTTGACAGTGTTAACTTTCTTACAGCCAATGAAGCATACAATCTAGTTACAACCAACGACGGAATAAAAGATATTATTGCAGGACATATATATTATAAAGATATAGGTTCAAGAACAGGACAATCAGTTGCAGTAAGCGATGTTGCTTACACTAATTCAACAGACGCAACCAAGAGAGTTTATAGAGCTAAAACAGTTACTGACATAAGAAAACTAGTTACTGATGGGTTTATAAAAATTGATAGAAAAACACAAAACATAACAATTAGCATAGAGAAAGCAAACTTATAATGACTGAATTTTATACAAATCTACCACCTAAAGAAAGCGATGGTCTAAACGACACCATACAGAAGTTAACAACAACAAACTATCAATCAGATTTCGAGATGAATCCAGCTGATTATGATGCCTGTATTGCATTTTTTGTTAGGAGAGGATTTAAAAGAGTATCTGCAGAATCTACTGCATACGTAATAATGTCACAGGCAAAAATAGACAGCATAAGTCCACAAGAGATATTGGACAAACTAACTAGTGCTTCAGATGTACAATTATCAGAACTAATAACACTAATATTAAATGCTAACAGGTATAAGTCAAGTAGACTAGGTGTTAGACAGACACTAGCAACTAAAGAACTTGTATCTAGAAACATTCTAGATTAATGCTACCAAGATTTGCAAGAGGAAAATTTTCACCAAAAAATGGCGACAAGTATGTTGGCTTAAAAACCCCGACATACAGATCAAGTTGGGAACACGCTTTCATGAGATTGTGTGACGAACATCCTAGCGTCTATCAATGGGCTAGTGAATCAATCAAGATTCCATACAGAAATCCTTTCTCAGGCAAGTACACTGTGTATGTGCCGGATTTTTTTATTGTGTATCAAGATAAGAATGGAAAGAAACATGCAGAAATGGTAGAAGTTAAACCTGCTGATCAAACAACAATGGAACGTGCTGGAAAAAGTCTAGCAAAGAAAAAACAGGTTGTGTTAAACATGGCCAAATGGGAAGCCGCCAGTGCTTATGCCAAACAAAAAAAAATAAGATTCAGAGTAGTTTCAGAAGAAGACCTTTTTCACAACGGCAAACGTAAGTAAATACGCAGATGACAAAAAAATTAGAAGACATTCTCAATTTACCAAATGTCAAAGAGGCATTTAAAGAGGTAGATAAAAAAGAACAAGCCAAAGCCAACAAAGAACAAACAGGCAAAGTGATGAAAAACGTTGATCCTAAAACAGCAGAGGCACTTAAAAAATCTTATGCAGAGTTTGACAAGATAGCGGCCGCACTACCACAAGTAAAAGGACTGGGAGAACTGGGAGATTTAGAGCTAGACAAACTAGCAGTTGAATCAGAAGAGAGTTATAAAAATTTAATGGACTTGGGCATGAACGTTGATTCTCGTTATTCAGGACGTATATTTGAAGTTGCAAGTAATTTCCTTAAAAATGCCATAGATGCCAAGAGTTCAAAGATAGATAAAAAGCTAAAAATGGTTGATTTACAGCTTAAAAAAATGAAGTTAGACCAGGGCAACAAAGACGGTGGCACTGTAGAAGAAAGCGACGGATTTGTTATATCAGACCGTAATGAATTAATGAAGAAACTACTTAAAAAAGACTAAATATTGCATATGAGCACTTTTACACAGTATCTAGCAGAATCTAGCAAGTCATATGACTACAAAGTTAAGGTAGCAGGTGACATAAGCGATGACTTTGCATCTAGAATGGAAACGGCACTAGCAAAATTTGAAGTTGCTAAAATGTCAGCTGGTAAGAAGACACCTATAATGACTATGCCTTTAGATTTTCCTGCATTAAGCAATGAGTCAGTTACTATTTTTGATGTTACAACAAACTATCCTGTAACAGCAAATGTAATGAAAGAATATCTATCAGACTACATGAACATAAATGCTTCAATGATCGTTGTTAGAAAGCCAGGTGAGCCAACAGAAGAATATCAAGCAAACATGCAGATAGGTCAAAAGTCAGAATATGCAAACAAATTACAAGATGTTGAAATGAAAGATGCACCTAAACATAAAGCAGAAGAATTTTTTGGTGACAAATACAACATGAGCTTAATGAGAGAATTATTAAAATCTAAAAAAGATAAAGATCAAGTTCCAGCTATGCCGGATGAAGATTCAAAAAACAAAGCAGAGAAGAAATTACAAGACAAAGAAGAAAAAGGTACACCGAGTCCTCTTTCAAAAGCAACTAACAAACACCCGGACCCAAAGAGGAAGTAAATTATGGAAATGATCGATGTACTATCAAAATTAAAAGAAATTGCAGAGTCTAAACCAGATTTAGTAGCAGACGCAGTTGCGAATGTTCAAGCAACTAATCCACAAGCTGTTGTACAGAATGCAGTTCAAAGTGAACCAGCATTAAAAACAGATGAGGGTGGAATGTCAGATGTACATATAGGAGCTCAAGAAGCTCTTGGAGAATTTCAAGATGAAGACGGTAACTTAAAAGGACCAAAAGCACAGGTAGTTGCGGCACTTACACAAAAAGCAAAAACAATGCCTTTCCCGGATAGTTACGAATATGAAATGGCATCACAAATGGCGATAGATGATTTCGATGATGCAGGTCAAAGAAATCCAGACATGGACATGAATTCAGAACAACCCACAGACGAAGGCAATGCGTTTGCACAAGCAGTGCAACAAGCTAAATCTTCAGGCATGAAAAAAGGCGACAAATTTAAAGTTGGTGATGAAGAACACACATTAAGAGATAGCGATTTTGAAGGGGAGAGTACAAGAGATATGAAAACAGAAAAAACAGAAGGTAAAATTCCAGCAGGCTTAAAAGCATATCAAGATAAAAAAGCAGGCAAAGAAGAGAAAAAAGAAACTGTAAAAGAAGCAATACAAATATCAGCTGATTCTCCACAAGAAGCAAGTATGATGATGCAAATTTTAAAATTAGCAGGTGTTAAACCTGTTGATGATGCTATGATTGGTGCAGAGCCAGAACATGATCACGAACACACTCACGGAGATGACAACGAAGGTTGTGGACCATCTTGTGCAGAGCACGGTTGCAATTGTGAACACGGTAGAGCAGGTCAAGACGATGCAATGGGTTCACAGGAAATGGGCAGAATGAGAGACATGATGACTGCTCCTGAAGAAGAAAAACAAGAAGAAACTTTCGACAACGAACCAGACGTAAAAGTACAAAATACAGACACATTGGTTAATACTATGTCAGGTGGTTTAAACAGACAAAAGAAAACTTTCCCAAAAGTTGCTAGTGGAGACAATCCAATGGCGGCGGAAGACACTGTTACTGAAGATGATTTAGCAAACAGTCTTAGAGCACAATACGAAGGCTTCAAAGAAGCATATCAAAAAGAGGCAAAAATTGCAGAAGCAAAACCAGACTTTTTAGATATGGACAAAGATGGCGACAAAAAAGAACCAATGAAAAAAGCCATCAAAGACAAAGAAGCAAAGTAATACTTTTCCAAGCACCTAAACAGCGTTAAATACTACACCATGGCGTATGTATCACTAGATAGCGACCAAATTAAAAAGGCGCACAAGAAACACAAATATACCAAAACTCAAGTTGAACAACTTGAACAGTGTATGGATACAAAAACAGGACCTTTATTCTTTATGAGAACTTTCATGAGAATACAGCACCCAGTGAAAGGATCAATACCTTTTGATCCTTTTCCATATCAAGAAAGATTAATCGAAAGTTATAATGACCATAGATTTTCAATTGCTATGCTACCTAGACAGACTGGTAAAACTACCTGTGCATCAGGTTTCCTTATTTGGTATGCCATGTTTAGACCAGATTCACAGATACTAATTGCGGCACACAAATACGCAGGTGCATCAGACATCATGTCAAGGGTGCGTTATGCCTATG